TTGAGTTTTTTAATGATTATGTCACTGCTGGTGATATGGAAATGCATACCGCTGGTTCACTTAAAGGTGGACAGATGGTTTGGGCACTTGCAAAGACAAAAGAGTCTTTTGAGTTGTTCAATGGTGATGTAACAGATAACTACTTTCTGTTTACTAATCCTCACCAGTTTGGTAAGTCTATCAATATTCGTATGACACCTATTCGTGTTGTATGTAACAATACTCTTACACTGTCACTTTCAAAACAGTCTGACCAGATGGTTACGGTAAATCACCGAACCGCTTTTGACCCAGATATGGTGAAAGAACAGATGGGTATTGCTCGTGAGAAGATGGAACAATACAAGTCAATGGCAGAGTTTCTTGGTTCAAAACGATACACTGCTGACAATGTAATCCAATACTTCAATGAGGTATTCGGTGCGCCTGCGAAAGAAAAGGTGGACAATGTGATTCCATTCACTTCTCGTAATGCAAAGATTGCTTACGAAAACTTGGATACACAACCTGGCGCTAACTTTGCACAAGGTTCATGGTGGACTGCATTTAACTCAGTCACACACATGACAGACCACTTGCAAGGTCGTGAGAACGACTCTCGCCTACAGTCTGCATGGTATGGACGAAACCGTAAGGTAAAACTCAACGCCCTTGATAAGGCACTTGAGTATGCCGAGGCTGCATAAAAAAATTGAAGAAAAGGGTTGAAAAACCCTTTTCGGATACCTATATAATATTAGGGTGCAGTTCGTAAGTCGCCCTGTTGTCACAAACATATGCTTACTCTGTGACACAAAATACGGTTTTGGTAGTTTCCGCCCAAAAAACTACCATTATAAATAAGGGGTGATACGCCTAATGGGTATCACAACTGTAACTTGCTTAAAAAGGAGAAACAAAATGGTAAATACAGCTCTAACAACTGACCCTTTTGATAGGGTTAAAACCTACTCTATCGGTTTCGATAGAATGTTCGACACACTCTTTGATGAGAGTTCTGTTGCAACAACTAACTACCCGCCTTACAATATCGTAAAGGTATCTGATACTAACTACGCAATTCAAATTGCGGTTGCTGGTTTCGGTAAAGACGATATTGAGATTGAGACTAAAGAGAATACTCTTACAGTTAAGTCAGTCGAAAAGAAGGAAGAATTGGTTGACGAAGTGACATATCTACATAAAGGTATTTCAAATCGTGCATTTACTCGTTCTTTCACTATCGCTGATGATGTGGTAGTTAAGGGAGCGACCTTTGAAAATGGGTTGCTGAATGTAGAACTTGAAAGAATCATCCCAGAGGAAAAGAAACCTCGTTTGATTAAAATCAAGTAAAAAAGTTGTGGAGCGCCTCTTGACAGAGGCGCTCTTTTATAATATACTATAGATAATGTAACTTGTGTTTTTTACAACTCATTACGACTTGTAACTTACACCTTTAACTTTGGAGAAAAAAATGTTTACATCTACTATGCCTCTAAATGAGGTTGTCAATCTTGATGTCGAAACGGCATCAAAACTCTTTCCAAGACCCCGAAAATATGATCACATTGGAGTTGGTATTAGTCTAGTTCCAGTCTGTCTTTATTTGAATAAAATTCGGCGTTCTGATGACGCAAGTTTTAACAAAGGAAGACTAAAAGGACATACTCCAGACGAAAAAGAACGACTCAGAGTTTCCTTTGCAAAAGAAGTTCAACTTTGGCAAGAACTCCCTATGGTAACAAAGTGTTCTGACCCAGAATCAAAATTCTCACATGATTTGGCAATCGGTTTTGGTAGAACAAATGCTATCGGACAAAACAATGTTGACCGTTATTGGTTTTGGGAATTAACTGGAACACCAGTTCAAATCGAGGCCTGTCAGGCGTTTGAAAATACATACAAGTTGTTGGATGTTGAATTTCAAACTGGCGAAAATGGTGTTGAGAATTTTATGAAGTCTCTTCTTTCTAAAGGTGGTATTTCCGATGATGAAGAAGAAATCGAAAACACTTTAGATAAGTATTGGCCTAATCTAAACAGTAAGTCTAGGGGAAGAATTCTGAAGGCAGTTTCTTCAGAGACTACAACTCCAAGACGATATAAGACATATAACCAAGAAGATGTTCGCACTTGGATTAACGAAACCGCTTCTAGTGAATATCAGACACTTGCACAAGGTGGTAATTTTGATCCAATTCGTCAAATGACAGGATATTCTTCACAGAATATTTTAGACCCTTACATCTATGCTATCAAAAACTTTATTAAAACAGGTAGGAAATCATATCTTACTTGTTCTGTAAAGGCACCGACAAAGAACTCTTCTCTGTCAGTGAAGCGTCAGAACTTGATTAACAGTCTAAATGAATTACATGAATCCTTTACCCAATATTTTGGGGTAAAAGAAAATCCACTAATTATCTTAGGATTTATGCCTCAAGACACAGTTCTAGAGGACATGAGATTCCTTGTGGATAAGGATGGAAATCCGATAAGATAAAAAAGTATTGACATTATACCTATTTTCTGGTATATTATCAATACTGCACAAACAGTGTAGCAATTAAAGAATGGAGACATTATGGCTAGAAAAGCACTAACTAAAAAACAGAAGGTTCTAAATCTTCTATCAAGTGGTAAAAATGTGACTTGGAAAACTCTAAGAACCAAGTTTGACCTAAGTTCCCCAAGAGCAATGGTTGATACTCTTAGAAATGAAGGACACTGCATCTACACTAATGAGGTAGATGGTAAGACTGCATATCGTCTTGGTGAACCATCAAAAGGTATTATCGCCGCTGGACTTAGAGCTCTAGAAGGTGACTACTCTTACGAAGCTCGTTATCAGAGCTAATCATGTTGTGGGGGCATTGCGCCCCCACACTAACTTTATAGGATGAGATTGTGAAAAAGATTGACTACAAGTATTCTGAAGATAAGATTCTTGCAGAACTGAAAGAATATATTGATGGGACTTATAATGCCCATTACTCTCATAACAAATTTCAGGCGACTGAATTCATCATGGACAGTGGACATGGTGAAGGTTTCTGTATCGGCAATATTCTGAAATACTCACAACGATACGGAAAGAAAGATGGCAAGAACAGAAATGACTTGCTAAAAGTAATCCATTATGGTATAATGGCACTTCATAATCATGACACTCAAGGAGAATAATTGATGAAACTTAGTAATGATACCAGAGAAGTTCTAAAGAACTTTTCGACCATTAACCAGAATCTTCTGGTAAAAAATGGCAATGTGATTGGAACAATGTCTGCAATGAAAAACATTGTATCCAAAGCAACTATTCCAGATACTTTCAATCAAGAGTTTGCAATCTATGATCTGAATGAATTCTTATCTGCATTGTCTTTGTTCAAAGATCCAACTTTGGATTTCAATGACAAGGCAGTAAAACTAAACGAAGAAGGTGGTGGTAGTTCACTGAACTACTTCTTTAGTGACCCTTCTATTGTAACTGCACCCAAAACAGAAATCACTATGCCTTCTGTTGATGTTGAGTTTACATTTACTCAAGATACATTCAACCAGATACTAAAGGCATCTGCTGTTCTTGGTGTGCCTGATGTGGTTCTTAAAGGAACTGCTGGTGGTAACATTGACCTTCTTGTTACTGATCGTAAGAATGACACTTCAAACGATTTTAGTATTACAGTTGGTGAGAATGCACCATCTGACTTCACATACTTCTTTAAGGTTGAAAACCTAAAACTTCTTGGTGGAGACTACAAGGTAGAAGTTTCATCTAAAGGTATTTCACATTTCTCAAATGTGTCGAAACCTGTTGAATACTTTATTGCACTTGAAGCTGCTTAATGGTTCATAAACAAGTCATTAAGTGGTTTAATGACTCATATATGGAACATTATTGACAAGGAGATATATTATGAATGATGTGATGTTATGGGTGGAGAAATATCGTCCATCCAAAATCAGTGAGACTATTCTTACTGATGATTTGAAAAAGACTTTCCAGACCTTTGTAGATGAAGGACACATACCAAATCTTCTACTTTCTGGTGGGCCTGGTGTAGGTAAGACCACAGTGGCAAAAGCGATGCTTGAAGAACTGGGCGCTACTTACATGATGATTAACGGTTCTGAAGAATCGGGTATTGATGTTCTCAGAAATAAGATTAAGAACTTTGCGTCTACTGTCTCTATGGATGGTAATCGTAAGTTTGTAATTTTGGATGAGGCAGATTATCTGAATCCACAGTCAACTCAACCAGCGTTGCGTGGATTTATTGAAGAGTTCCACAAGAATTGTGGATTCATCCTTACTTGTAACTTTAAGAACCGTATCATCGAACCACTCCACAGCCGGTGTTCTGTTGTGGAGTTTCGTATACCATCCTCTGACAAACCGAAACTTGCTGGACAATTCTTCAAAAGAGTTCAAGATATTCTTGTAGAAGAAAAAGTTCAGTTTGAACCTCGTGCTGTCGCTGGTGTTGTAGAGAAACACTTCCCAGATTGGAGAAGGGTTCTAAACGAACTACAACGATATTCTGCTTCTGGTATGATTGACAGTGGAGTTCTTGTCAATATCTCAGAAACGAATATGAAGGACTTGACTACTTTCCTCAAAGAGAAAGACTTCAAGTCTATTCGTAAGTGGGTTGCAAACAATCTAGACAACGACCCTGCTCGTATGTATCGTAAAGTTTATGATACACTCTATGAGGAACTTGAACCTCAAACTGTGCCACATCTTGTTCTCGCAACAGCAGATTATTCTTACAAATCTGCCTTTGTCGCAGACCAAGAAATCAATATGCTTGCATATATGATTGAGATTATGACACAGGTGAAGTTCAAATGAGTTATGAACTAAAAGAATATCTAAATTCAATCAATCTCACAAAGGAAAATCTGATGGATTCAGATGACCCTATGTGGGAAAAGAAGTATTCTTCCTTTATCATTAACAAGTGTCTTGCACCTTTTAATGATACTATCATGTTCGTTAATGAAATGAATATGAGACATCACCTTGACTCCAAACTCCAATATGACTTTTTACTAAATACTATTAGGTCTAAGAAACGATATGCGCCTTGGGTAAAGGCAGATAAGTTGAAAGATTTAGAGTATGTAAAAGAGTATTATGGTTATAGTAATGAAAAGGCCAAGGCTGCTCTCAAGATACTTGATAATGAACAGATAACCGCTATAAAAAATAGTTTGAATAAAGGTGGAAGAAAATGAATGAAATTGAATGGCAGCCCGAAAGGATGCTGGAAGTAAAACTAAAAGAACCAGATGACTTCCTAAAGGTTCGTGAGACACTATCCCGAATTGGGGTTGCATCTCGTAAAGAAAGAAAGTTATATCAATCCTGTCACATACTACATAAACAGGGTAAATATTACATTGTCCATTTCAAAGAACTCTTTGCTCTTGATGGAAAAGACACAAACCTAAACGAAAACGACATATCAAGAAGAAACTCAATTGCTGGACTTTTGGGAGATTGGGGTCTAATTGAAATTGTTGGAGAGGCAGAACCAAAGGCCCCTCTATCGCAAATTAAAGTTATTGCCTTTAAGGAGAAGGATGAGTGGATTTTGGAAACAAAATATAACATCGGTAAAAAGAGAGTTGAGTAAGTGGCAGTATCATTTTCTAGTTTCATCAAAGAAGAACAACAACCTCTTAAAGAGGTAGAAATTCAAGTTGCAGTTCTAACTAAAGTTCGTTCTAAAAACAAAGAACTTGTTAGTAACATGATTGCAACTGCCTGTGAAAAAATGGGTATTGAATGTCATGTTGTAAATGTTCGTGACGCATGGGTATCGAAAAACGATCTTGAAAAAGGAACTCTTACTATCTCAAATGTTGATGGTAAAGATGTAGAGTTTGACACTTCAAGAACCGTTTGTTTCGTGCGAGCGGGCGTGCTTGAAGATGAAATTGGACTTGCTATATTAGGAACATTTGAAAACGCTGGTGCGTTTATGGTAAACAATCGTGATGGTATGATGACTTGTGATAATAAAATGTCATCTTACATCTCGTTTGAAAGAGATAATATTCCTGTTCCAAGAACAGCACTTGTTTCAAATGAACAATCTATTGAACCGGCCCACGATAAGATTGGTGGTAAGTTTCCAGTTATTATTAAAACAATTACAGGAACACAAGGTATTGGTGTTTCTATTGTTAATGATTTTCAGAGTATGGTTTCTGTTATCCAATCTCTTTGGAAGTTTAAGGCAGAACTACTCATACAGGAATATTTGAAATTTGATTACGATATTAGAACCGTAGTAATGAACGGTAAGATATTGGCATCCACTAAAAGAATCCAACCAGAAAATGACTTCAGATCTAATAGACACAGAGGTGCAACAACAGAACCGCATGAACTCACAGAAAAAGAAAGAGAAGCAGTTCTTGCAGCAGCTCGGGCAGTTGGTGCTTACATCGTTGGGGTTGACCATGCTATTATCGGCAACAACATTTATATTCTTGAGTGTAACGGTAGTGCAGGCATTGGTTCTAACTTTGGAATGTATGACATCACTATGGAAGAAAGTGATGCGAATGATTACAAGGGTAAAGCAAAACCAGTAGAGATTGTAGAGAAAATGTTAGAGTATCTAACCTCTGCACAAAATCGTAGACACTCATTCCCAACAGAAGCAGGATATGTTGAACGCATTGAGATTGATGGTTATGGCCCGATTCGTGCAAAGTTCGATACTGGTAACGGAACAAAGGCATCTATGTTTGTTGTAGACGAACTAGAAGTCAAAGGTAAGAAAGTTTTATGGGGTAAGAATGGTAAGAAGTTTGAAAACAAACTTATGGGAATGTCTCACCCTGCCCATGTAGGCAAAATTGATGAGCGTCCAATCGTTCATTTGGATGTTCGTTTTAATAACAAACTATATAAGGATGTTCCATTTGGACTATCCACAAAAGATTCTATGTCAACTGTTTTGGTAAACAGAGAATTGTTGACTAGATTTAAGGTGTCTGTAAATCCTATTAGACGATTTGTATTATCTGATTGGATTGAAAGAGCAGAACCAAATGATGATGACGGCTAATGAAAGGAAATATCATGTTACTTGATGCACTAAGAAAACACGCAGAAGGACATATTGCAAAACACAAAGCAAATGTTCTTGTCTATCTAAACAATCCTGCTGGTATTGGCGAACACCCAGACATTATTGAAGCAATGGAAGGTGAAATCCTAGAGATTGCAAAATACCAAGATGTGATTGATATGATTGACCAACACTTCTCAAAAGAAGAACAAACTCAATATACACTTTTCTCTTGACATTAACCCCTAACGGTGGTATATTTACATAATGCGATTTTACACACATATTGCCCAGTGGGGTAATCAATTACTTGTTCGTGCCGTAGAGAATGGTGTTCGTTCTAACTTCAAAGTTAAATACGAACCTACTCTCTATGTTCCTGTTGCAAAAGAAACTGGTTGGAAAACACTTGACGGTAAAAATGTCAGTCCAATGAAGTTTCTTACAATCAAGGAAGCGAAAGAGTTTGTTGCCCAATACGAAAGTCAACCACATCTTGTTTATGGGTTGACACAATTCCCTTATACCTATATCGCAGAAAAGTATCCTCGACAGATTGAATTCGACAGTTCGCAGATGCGTATTGTTACAATTGATATTGAGGTGGAATGCGAGAACGGATTCCCAAATGCCGATCAGGCCCTTGAACCAATGTTGGCGATTACAATCAAAAATCACCAGACAGGGCGTATCAAGGTTTGGGGACTTTACGACTATGAGAATGACAGAGAAGATGTGCAATACATCAAATGTCAAACCGAGCGTGAACTTCTCGCACAGTTCCTTGCATGGTGGGAAAGTGACCATCCAGATATTATCACTGGTTGGAATACTGAACGATTTGATATTCCTTATATCTGTAACCGTATCAAACAGGTTATGGGTGAGGATGCAATGAAAAGACTATCGCCTTGGGGTGTAGTCAATGCAAGAACTATCACTGGTGCATATGGTAAAAGAGAACAAGTCTATGACATCATGGGTGTTGAGGACTTGGATTATCTTCTACTCTATCGTAAACACACTTATGTAAGACAGGAATCCTATCGACTTGACCATATTGCTCATGTTGAACTAGGTGAACGCAAGGACGAAAATCCATATGAGACTTTTCGTGAGTGGTATACGAATGACTATCAATCATTCCTAGACTATAACATACAGGATGTGGAACTCGTTGACAAACTAGATGATAAGATGAAACTTATCGACTTGCACTTGACCATGGCCTATGATGCAAAAGTAAATATTACTGATGCATTTACTTCTGTTAAGTATTGGGATGTTTTGATTTATAATCATCTTCTTAAAAAGAAGATTGTCATTCCACAGAAAACAAGAAGTGAAAGTAAGAGTGAAAAATATGCTGGTGCATATGTGAAAGAACCACAAGTGGGACAACACAAGTGGGTTCTGTCTTTTGACTTGAACTCTCTATATCCACACTTGATTATGCAATACAATATTTCACCAGAGACTTTGTTACCACAGTTCGATCCAAATATTGATGTGGATTATATGTTGGATGCAAAGAAACTTCCTATATTGCCACAGGACAATGTAACACTTACACCAAACGGTGCAATGTTCTCAAAGAACCAACAGGGTTTTCTGCCTGAGATGATGCAGATGATGTATGATGATCGAACCATCTACAAGAAAAAGATGTTGGATGCAAAACAGAAATATGAGGATACAAAAGATCCAAAGTATCTAAAAGATGTATCTCGTTTTCATAACATCCAGATGGCGAGAAAGATTTCATTGAACTCTGCCTATGGTGCGATTGGTAACGAATGGTTTCGTTATTATGAATTGAGGATTGCAGAAGGTATTACAACCTCTGGACAACTCTCTATTCGATGGATTGAAAAATCCCTAAACATCTACATGAACAAATTACTTAAAACTGAAGGAGTTGATTATGTCATTGCAAGTGATACGGATTCAGTATATCTTACTTTTGACAAATTGGTTGACAGCGTGCTTAAAAAGAGAAGCGATGAGTCGGAAGATTCGTATCGTGGGAGGGCCGTGGACTTCCTTGATCGAGTCGCTCAAGAGAAGATTGAACCTTTTATTGATAAGAGTTATCAAGCTCTTGCTTCGTATGTAAACGCATACGATCAGAAGATGCAGATGAAGCGAGAGGTAATCGCAGATAAAGGCATCTGGACTGCAAAGAAACGATACATTCTAAATGCATGGGATGTTGAGGGTGTTCGTTATCATGAACCGCAACTCAAGATTATGGGTATCGAGGCAGTCAAGTCATCTACGCCTGCACCTTGTCGTGATAAGATTAAAGAAACACTAAAGATTATCATGTCTGGTAATGAAAAGGATGTAAACAACTTCATCCAAGATTTTCGTGAAGAGTTTATGAAACTGTCACCAGAGGAGATTGCGTTTCCTCGTTCTGTAAATGGAATCGGAAACTGGGCTGATAGTGCAAACATTTTCAAGAAGGGAACACCAATGCATATCAAAGGTGTTCTTTTATACAATCATTTTGTAAGACAACAAAAACTAACAAACAAGTATCCACTGATACAAGAAGGTGAGAAGATTAAGTTTCTCAACATGAGAACACCTAATCGTATGCAATCGAATGTGATTTCTTTTATGACAAAATTACCAAAAGAACTTGACATTCACTCACATTTAGACTATGATAAACAATTCGACAAGGCCTTTGTAGAACCCTTGACTTTTATTATGGATCAGATTGGATGGAAAATTGATCGTTCCTATGGAACACAAACAACACTAGAGGACTTTTTTGGATGAGTGATAAGACAGAAATAAACCCAGAACTATATGAATTACTAAGAAGTTGTGCAGACAGCAATGGACTTCCTGTAATGAATCGTTCTTTGTTTGTTTCAACAACAGAAAAGTATGGTAAAGAATTATTTCGTTCCACTCTTGCAGAATATATCACAAGAGAGAAACCGCCATATCCACTCAAACAATTCAGTGAACAAAAGGTTATTGAAAATTTTCGTAAACTAGAAAAGGCGCCTTTTACTGATTACATTTATATTCCAACTAAAGATGTCGTAGAAAAATATGATGATTACAAATATTCATATGCAGAACATGGACTAGGTTTTATTGACGGCCCATCTAACTTCAACTATTGTGCAGACTCATTTATGAATGACTTGCGTATGCGTTGTGGTTCTTATGGTTTCAAAGCACCAGTTACTCGTTGGGAAGACGGTGATAATATTTGGGGTGCGTTCGGCCCTATTTGGAGAGGTGTGAATGATGCAAAAGAACTGACACCTAAAACCTACACAATGGCATTCAGATTGGGAACTTATATTGCAACACAGTTCAAACCTATTGTTGCGAAAACAATTTACGAAATGTCTAACGCAAAAACTGTGTTGGATACTTCTATGGGTTGGGGTGATAGACTGACAGGTTTCTATGCCTCAAATGCAACTCATTATATTGGTTGTGACCCAAATCCAAATACCTTTGCTCGTTATCAAAAGATGATAGACTTCTATGATAAGATATACGACAAGAGCCGTGGCAAGAAAACAGTTCAAATGTATAACTGTGGTGCAGAAGATTTGCCATGGGATGAAATCAAGGATGTTGACTGTGCATTCACATCACCCCCATACTTTTCGACTGAACGATATAATGAAGGTGGTGAAAAAGAAGAACTACAGTCGTGGGCAAAATTCAATGAATATGAAAAGTGGAGAGATGATTTCTACTTGCCTGTTGCACAAAACAGTTTCAATTCATTGAGTGAGAAAGGTGTTTTGCTTGTCAACATTCTTGATCCTAAAATTCACGGTAAGAGATACCGTTCTGGTGATGAACTAGTAGATATGCTTCGTCCTAACTTCTTAGGACAAATTGGTATGAGAATTATGCAGAGGCCTCAAGGTGCATCTGTATTTAAGGATGAAGAAGGTAACTTTGATAAAGATAAAATGGATGAGTTCATGAACAAACTCTACATGGAGAATGTTTGGTGTTTTGGTAAAGACACTTCAGTTGACTTATTCAAAGAAATCAAAGTAAATACATTAGAGGAGTTCTTTGCATGAGAATATTTGAAAACATAAAAATAACAGACGAACAGTTGCAACCGATTGTAGAATGGTGTGAAAACAATAAAGACTTTGCACCAGTTGTAACAAAGTATAATAAGAAGGGAAACTGGACTGCAATCTCTCTAAAAGGTTACGGTGCAGATCCAAAACAAATTGGTAAGGGTGGTGTTCTAGGAACAGAAACAAGTGATACTCTACAGGAAACTGCACTTTATCATGAATTGAATATTGGTGCAATCCTAGAAAACATTCCAGCAGAAACAGACAGAGTTCGTTTGATGCGTTTGGAAGCAGGAACTAAAATTGCAAAACATACTGACAAAGTAGACAAGGATATAAAAACAGGAAAAATTAAACGCCTACATATTCCTGTAATCACTGATGATAAAATTATATTTCGTTCATGGTTGGATAATGGTATTGCAGAATTTCACATGGCAAAAGGTGAATGTTGGTGGTTGGATGTTGCAAAGGCCCACGCAGTAGAAAACAATTCAGATATTGATAGGGTTCATCTAGTGGTTGATGTAATTAACAATGAGACAATTGATGAGACACTTAACGCTTAACGAATTTGATGAAGCATGGAAAGTATTCCATGAAAATAAAGATTGGTTTCCTCATGTAAGGAAATCTCATGTCAGAGTTAGACTAGAAAAAAGTCAATTAGTTCTTGACAAAGGAGTGTTAATAACATATCATAGGTCTAAATCGAATCGAAAGATTGGAAGAGATACGAATGTAAGTGTAACTGCTGGATCTCATATGATTCATCAGATTATCAATTCTACTCCTGGCAATGGTAATGCAGAAAAGGTTATCAAGGAGTTTTTCGATTTTGTAGGAACGGATGTATACCTAACGGTTCGTTCTGAAAACATTCCAGCAAACAGGTTTTACCAAAGAGTTGGAATGGAAGAAGTTGGGTTCATCAATTGGTCTGGTGGTAATATGCCAGGCAAAGTTTGGAAATGGAATTATGGAAAAGAATAAAGTTACTACTCTAGTGATGGTCAACGGAGCCGAAATCATCGGGCGTTTCGTTGATGAGAGTGATACACACATCACACTTTATAAACCAAGAATGGTTCAAGTAACACAGCAAGGTGTTGGACTTGTCAACGGTATTAGTATGACAGGAAAAGAACCAGATGGTAATTTTAGTTTCGCCCGTTCTAGTATTATGTTTATGCTAGAAACCGTTTCAGAACTTGCTACTGGATGGACATCACAAACCAGTGGCATTCAACTACCACCGAAAGGAATTGTATAATGAAAGATGAAACACTTCTCGTAGACTATATTCGATTTGTTGATGAGGTTACTAGTGAGGCCTCGAAAGACCCACAGGAGTTTTCTGACTCACTAGATATTATTGACGAAACATCTGGTTTGTCACCAGAAAGACTAATTACCGCTGCAATGGGTATTTGTGCAGAAGGTGGTGAGTTCACAGAGATTGTGAAGAAATGCGTCTTTCAAGGTAAACCAATGGATGAACATACTGTTTATCATCTCAAAAGAGAACTTGGTGATATAATGTGGTATGTTGCACAAGGATGTATTGCTCTTGATGTTCCACTTGAGGATGTCATTTGGATGAACATTGAAAAACTAGAATCTCGTTATCCAAACGGATTTGAGGCGTTTCGTTCTGAAAACAGGAAAGAAGGAGACATTTAACTTATGGACTTTTTTAAGGACATTGCCAAGACAGCAGGCAACGAATATGCTGCACTAGTATCAGATGGTGTTGAAGCGGGGGATGTAGATTCCTTTATTGATACTGGTTCGTATATCTTCAACGCACTACTTTCTGGTAGTATCTATGGTGGACTTCCTGCCAATAAGATTACTGCTGTCGCTGGTGAAAGTGCCACTGGTAAAACCTTCTTTGTGATGGGTATGGTGAAGTCATTCCTTGATGCAAACCCAAATGCTGGTGTGTTGTATTTTGAGTCTGAATCTGCAATCACAAAACAGATGGTTATTGACAGAGGTATTGACCCATCTCGTATGGTTATTATGCCTGTCACTACAGTTCAAGAATTTAGAACACAAGCAATTAAAGTTCTTGACAAATACATGGAAACACCAGAGGGTGAAAGACAACCTATGATGATGTGTCTTGACTCACTTGGTATGTTGTCTACAACGAAAGAAGTAGAGGACACAAGTGAAGGTAAAGAAACTCGTGATATGACACGGGCTCAAGTTCTCAAGGCTGCGTTTCGTGTATTGACACTGAAACTTGGTAAGGCAAAAGTTCCAATGGTTGTAACTAACCACACATATGATGTTGTTGGTTCAATGTTCCCTACCAAAGAAATGGGTGGTGGTTCTGGACTCAAGTATGCCGCATCATCAATCGTATATCTTTCTAAGAAGAAAGAAAAGGATGGAACTGAAGTTGTCGGTAACATCATTCACTGTAAGAATGCAAAGTCTCGTTTGACTATTGAAAATAAAATGGTAGATGTTCGACTCATGTATGAGCGTGGACTTGACCGTTATTATGGACTACTTGAACTTGCACTAAAGTATGGTATCTTCAAATCTGTATCAACTCGTATTGAATTGCCTGATGGAAGTAAGACATTCGGTAAGACAATCAACAACGATCCAGAGAAGTTCTATACTCCAGAAATTATGAAACTTCTGGATGATGCTGCATCACAAGAGTTTAAGTATGGTAACAAGGCACAACTTGACGCAGAGAATGAAGAAGTAGATGACGAAGTTCATTCAGACATATGATAATGTAATCACTCCAGACCTTGCAAAACAACTTATTGCAATGTTTGAAGAGAACCCTCAACACCATGAAGAAGTGGTGTTAGAGGGACATCGTAGTTTTACACAAGTCAATTTACAACAGTTCAAAGATTGGGAGCCTTTCTGTAGGGTTCTCCAAAGAGTATTCTTTGACCTTATTGACAAGTATTGTAAAGACTGCAATGTTACAGATAAGATGTTCCCAGAACAATTTGCATTTGAAAACTTTCGTATGAAACGATATATGCCAAATGATGTGGATGAATTTTCAGACCATGTGGATGTTGGTAACTATGATTCTGCTCGTAGATTCTTGGTATTCTTTTTATACCTTGATGATAACGAAAGAGGGTTTACTGATTTCCCACAATTTAATATTAGAGTAAAACCAGAAGTAGGTAGAATGTTGATGTTTCCCCCAATGTGGACACATCTTCATGCTGGAACAAAACCAATTAAGAAACCAAAATATATTATAGGAAGTTATTTACATTATGTCTAATATTAAAGATATGTATACCTATGTGGAGAATAAAGATCAATCTTGGACAGGTATAGGCCTAACTAAAGAGGCAGGGAAATATCAAGGAGTGGTTTATAGATATGGTGAAGTATCGGTAAAGGAAGATAAAGAAAATGATTCTGCTTCTTTACAATTCGACTTTGATGTGTTAGACTCTAATGGATTACCTAAAGAGATGATTAACGATGATTTCTTTAAGATTATTGGTGATGTCTTACAGGACATTTTAACAGAACAATTAGATAAGGATGAATTACAATATGTCAACACAGACGATAGAAAGAACGACACTCAGTAACCTAGTATACAATGAACCATACGCTAGAAAGGTTCTACCACATATCAAGGCAGAGTATTTTCAAGATCGTCATGAGCGTGTTGTATTTGAAGAGATTACCAAGTTTGTAGAAAAATATGGAAATCAACCTACCAAAGAGGCCCTGTCAATTGAGATTGATGGACGAACAGACCTAAATCCAGAAGAGTTCAAGACTGTTCTAAATGTTGTTGAAACATTATCTGATGCAAAGGTTGATATGCAGTGGTTAGTGGATACCACTGAAAAGTTTTGCAAAGACAAAGCAGTTTACAATTCTATCCTATCCAGTATTCAAATTATTGAGGGTAAAGATAAACAACATACCCCAGAAGCAATTCCTACAATCCTACAGGATGCACTTGCAGTTGCGTTTGACAATAATGTAGGACACGATTATGTTGAAGATGGTGAAAACCGATTTGAGTTCTATCACAAGAAAGAAGAGAAACTTGAGTTTGACCTAGATTACTTCAATCGTATTACAAAAGGTGGACTTCCACAAAAAACTCTAAACATTGCACTTGCTGGAACTGGTGTTGGTAAGTCGTTGTTCATGTGTCACATGGCTGCGTCTACACTAATGCAAGGAAAGAATGTTCTTTATATTACTATGGAGATGGCAGAGGAACGCATTGCAGAAAGAATTGATGCGAACTTGATGAATATCACAATGGAAGACTTACATAATCTTCCTAAGAAAATGTTTACAGACAGACTATCTAAAATCCAGAAGAAAACTGAAGGTAAACTTATCATCAAAGAATATCCAACTGCATCTGCTCATAGTGGACACTTTCGTGCATTGTTAAAAGAACTTGCATTGAAGAAATCATTTCACCCAGACATTATCTTTATTGACTATCTGAACATTTGTTCATCATCTCGTTTCAAGGGTAATGCAAATGTTGGTTCTTATTTCTATATCAAGGCGATTGCAGAAGAACTCAGAGGACTTGCAGTGGAGACAAATGTTCCTATCATGTCTGCAACACAAACCACTCGTGGTGGTTATGCAAACTCTGATGTTGGACTAGAAGACACTTCAGAATCTTTTGGACTTCCTGCCACCGCAGATCTAATGTTTGCGTTGATTTCAACTGAAGAACTAGAACAGTTGGGACAGATTATGGTGAAGCAATTGAAGAACAGATACAATGACCCAGGCCTTAACAAAAGGTTTGTTGTGGGTATTGATCGTGCAAGAATGAAACTATATGACTGTGAACAAGAAGCACAGGATGATATTATAGATTCTGGACAAGACGATACACCAGTTTTTGATAATAGTAGAACTTCACAAACATACGACAAGTTTTCCGACATTAAAGTTTAATTTGTTCTAAAAACATCTTGACAAATATGAACTGCTGTGTTATTATAAATAATACGGTAATATAACTTTGTGTAAATGGAAACTGTGTTAAAATGCTTAAATTTTCTGGATTTCTCGCTGAAGATAAAGGTGGGAAAAATCTACACCTAGAACATATAGAAGACGAAATTCTTAACTATGGAGTTGACGGAGGCCGTTCCTCTATCAACTTTATACGGTCATTGCGTGATATGTTAGCGGGTGCATCTCGTTCCTCTATAAACATGACCGTTAAATGGGATGGTGCTCCTGCAATCTTTGCTGGAATTGATCCAGAAGATGGTAAGTTCTTTGTTGCGAAGAAATCTGTATTCAATGTAAATCCAAAATTATACAAAACTGCATCTGAAGTTGATGCAGATGTTTCTGGTGATCTCGCAACCAAATTTAAGGTTGCCCTTTCTGAGTTTTCTAAATTAGGAATCACTGGTGTTCTACAGGGTGACTTGATGTTCACCAGTGATACGGTTTCAACAGAAAACATTGATGGTAAATCCTATTACACATTCCAACCAAACACTATTGTCTATGCTGCAGATGTCAACTCAGATTTGGGTAAGGCAATCAAGACCGCAAAGATTGGTGTAGTTTGGCATACAACATATTCTGGTAGAACTCTACAAGATATGAAAGCAAAGTTTGGTGCAAATATTTCTAAATTAAATAAGTCTGCATCTGTATGGATGGATGATGCAACCTATAAAGATACTTCTGGTTCATCGACAATGACTGCAACTGAAACAGATAAGGTTACTTCATCCCTATCTGCTGCTGGTTCTACTTTTAGAAAAGTAAACTCAACACTACTTAATAATTTCCTCAATATTCAAAATAGTTTTACTGGTGATTTATCTGGTGCATCTTTGAAAACATACAATAACTCAAAGGTTCGTGCTGGACAAACAATCACTAACCCTAAACAACACGCACAAGGATATATTGCGTGGGTTGAAGGTGTATATCAAAAACGAATTGACAAACTAAAGACTCCAAAGACTAAAGAAGTTGCAGAACAAAATAAGAAAGAAACTGTTCGTGAGCTCAAGAAACATACTGCAAATCTAACTAACATTCTTACATTTCAAAACCATATTGTTGATGCAAAGATGGGTATTGTAAGTAAACTAAATACTGTTAAGAGCATTGGAACTTTCATTAAAACTTCTAATGGATTCAAAGTCGTAAATCCAGAAGGTTATGTTGCAATTGATAGAACTACTGGTGGTGCAGTTAAACTAGTCGATAGAATGGAATTTAGTTTCAACAACTTTACTGCAATTAAGGCATGGGACAAATGAGAACTTTTAGAGAAATAAGAGAAGCCCGTGGGGATACTTGCGTATTTACTTTTGGTAGATTTAATCCCCCAACAACTGGACACGAAAAACTATTAGATGCGGTTGCGACTCAGGCAAAGAAGAATCCTGGCGCCCCTTATTATGTTTTTGCTTCACACTCTGAAAACGCAAAGAAAGACCCTCTACCTTACACTAAAAAAGTTGCATACATGAAGAAGATGTTCCCAAAACACGCAAGGAACATTGTCGTAGATAAGGCAAGAAATGTATTTGAGATTGCAGTCTCACTATACAACAAAGGACATAAGGCAATTGTAATGGTTGTTGGTTCTGACAGAGTTGATGAGTTTAATTCTCTATTGAACAAATATAACGGTGTAGATGCAAGACACGGTTATTATGGTTTCGATAATATCGAAGTTGTATCTGCTGGTGAAAGAGACCCAGATGCAGAAGGTGTCACTGGAATGTCTGCATCTAAGATGAGGGCTGCTGCATCTGCAAATGATTTTGAACAGTTCAAACTTGGACTACCTAGAGGTTTTGCTGATGGTGACAAGTTATTCAAAGATGTAAGAAAACATATGGGTATTCGTGAGTCTTTTGTTCCTAAAACAGAAGTTATCACAGAAGAAGATATTTTTAGAGATTTATATGTTCGTGGAGAGATACTAACTATTGGCGAAATAGTTGCTGATAGTTACTCTGGTGTCTCTGGTAGGATTGTTCGTAGAGGAACTAACTATGTTACCTTTGCAGAAGAAGATGGAACAACTTATAAAAAGTGGTTGTATGAGTTACAATTAGACGAAAAACAAGACAAAGACATTAAAGACAAGAAGGGAACTCAACCCGCTAAGTATTATGCAAAAGATGCTGAGGGTGATGAGATGGCAAAGTCTACAAAAGACAAGAGAGATGCACACTTCAGAAAACAGGCAGCAAAGGATGACGATGACCCTAAGGCATACAAACCAGCGCCTGGCGATGCATCTGCAAAGACAAAACCATCTAAGTCTACAAACAAGATGAAAAAGTTGTTTCCAGACTTGTATAAAGAAATGACAGAAGGTGCTGCAGATAAGTCACTTCAGAAGAAGGCAGATGCATCTGGTATCTCAGTTGGTATTTTGAAACAAGTTTATAAAAGAGGTGTCGCTGCATGGAAGGGTGGACATCGCCCTGGCACAACTCCAGAGCAGTGGGGCCATGCAAGAGTCAATTCTTTCATCACAGGCGGTAAGACAAGAACAACTGCCGATGCAGATTTGTGGAAACAACATAAAGGTAAGAGTGAATCTTTTGAACTAGAAGAGGCAAGAGCAAAACAGGCAGTCGCTGGTGGTAAAGTTCAGAAACTTATAACTGGATTTGATATGTCTTACAAAGGTAAGAAATATAGTGAGATTGATTTTGAACTTGTAAATATTGACAATAATACACAAGTAGTCACTTTGAAGATTATCGGCCCCAAAGAGATTTTTGGAGGAGAAGTGAAGATTCCATTTAAGACTTTGAGAAGAGGTCGTTTTATGGCAACTGACACATCAAAAGAAAGTGTTGAAGACCCTCGTGAAATCGGAACAGATGCAAGAAGGGAGATGACTCAGAAGATGACGCCAGGACAGGAAGTAAAAAAGTTTTCATTCAAGGAACATTTAGATTGTGGAACACCAAATTGTTGTAATGAGTGTGAGACATCAAATCTAATCGAATCTAACATCTATCGTGTTGGTTCAGAAAAGTATTTTGAGTTTTTCCAAGAGAAGAGAGATGCCTATAAAATTGGTATCTATAATCCTGTAGGTTTTGATAAAGAACTTATGGAAGGTGATCTTGGAAAGATGGATTACTATCAAGGACAACCAGTTCCATTGGACTGTCCTATGGTAGAAGAAAAGGATGTAGAACTTAACAAACCAAAGGTGGGTGGGCCTAAGAAATACTATGTGTATGTCAAAGACCCTAAAACTGGAAATGTTAAGAAAGTCACATTTGGTGACACAACTGGATTGAAAGTCAAGTTGGACGATAAAGAGGCGAGAAAGAATTTTGCTGCTCGTCATAATTGCGATCAACAGAAAGACAAAACAAAAGCGGGTTACTGGAGTTGTAACCTACCTCGTTATGCAAAACAACTAGGACTAAGTGGTGGTGGAAATTTCTACTGGTAAACCATATAGAGATGTGGTTGAAGATAAGTATATCATAAGGGAATTTTCTGGTGAGGTTGATGATTCAGAACTAATCTGGCACAGAGACAAAAGACCTAGAGAAGTCACGGTTTTAGAGGGTGACGGTTGGAAATTACAAATGGACAACTCTCTTCCTAAAGAACTTGAGAAAGGTAAACTTTACAGTATTCCTAAAATGGAATACCACAGACTAATAAAAGGAAAAGGAAATCTGCTCTTGCAGATATGGGAAAACGATTATGACTAGATACTCAACAACAATGAGTGAAATCCTTTCGCAAATTCGTGAGGGATTCTCACCTAAAGAAATCAAGATGGCGATCGGTATCGCTGCTGATAAAAGATATGCAAGAGGTAACTACTCTGGTGCTGTCAATCAGATTGAAAAAATTAAAAAAGGATTGTCTCAACATCCACAGGTTGCAGCTGTTCTAAAGAGATTGAATACAGATTACGATCCATCAATCAAAGAGGAAGACGAACCAGCATCACCAGATGAAAGTGGTATGGCATCAGATCAACTAAAGTTCATTGTATATGCTGCAAATGAAATCATGCAACATATTCAAGGTGGTGGTGAATTCCCAGAGTGGATGCAGAATAAACTTTCTGGAACACATGAAAAAATGAAGGGACTTCATGCAAACATCAATCATGATAATGTAGAGTCTGTTGAAGAAGAACTCGATCTTGATGAAATGAAAATGGATGATCCTAAGTTGGTTAAAACATTTGATAAACTAAAGAAGGGTTCTACAGTAAAACTTAAAACCAGTTCTACAATCAGTAAAGGAAAAGACTTTGTTGATTATGTTGTTAAATCAAAAAACATGGTAAACAAAGGTAGAGTTGAAAAGATTACTCTAGTCACTAAAGGTAACGAAGGTGCAGTAAAGAAGTTCCTATACAAGAGAGATGGTAAGGTAACATTTGCTATCGGTGATATGGGTGCATCTATTGATGACATCAAAGAAGGAACATGGCATATGGCAGATAATCCAAAAGATATTGCCGCCCTCAAGAAACTTATGTCTAAACCAATCAAACTTGGTAAAGAGGGTGATGATGCTGTTGATGTAATTGGTAGATTTATTGGTGATGACGAACTTTATGATGACTTGTATGTTGATGGTAATAAAAACCCAAATGGTGATGCAAGAAAAACTATTATCAAATGGTTTCAAAACAGAATCAAAAAGAATGACTATGGATTGGGGCCAAAGACTAAAGACTTAGGTAAACAAATCGGTTTGAAGATGGAATATGTTCCAGAAGAAACTGAATTAGAAGAAGCAATGTTGAATCTCAAACTAGTCACATACCAAGCGAAAGAAGCACTTGGTAAGATTAGACACAAGGTTGCAAAGAAGGGTAACAAGTATATCATCTCTGTTGACTCAAATGACGAAGAAGATGCACAGAAGGCGATGAAAGACCATCCTCTTTATGTCGCTGGTAAACTACGAGTTGTTCCAGAGTCGGTGGAAGAATCTGTAGAACTAGAAGAGAAACTAAAAGTCTCTGATGGTTTGGGTGCATGGATTGATGACTTCAAGAAATCAGACGCACCACAGTTTCAAGGTAAGTCTGATGAAGAGAAGAAGAACATGGCAATCGCTGCATTCACAGATGCTGGTGGTAAATTAGATGAAGCAGTTCTTTCTGGTAGAGACTATAAAGTAAAAGATGGTAAGGTTCATATCTCAAAGGCAAACTTCAAGAAGGTTTCAAAAGACTATAAGAATGATACCAGAGGTAAAGAACGGATGGTTGTTCTAGACCCTAAGACACAGGCAACTGTATCTATGCCAGTCGTTTTTGAAGAGACTGACCTTAATGAATTGCGTGAACCATATGCAGTAGTTGATACTGCTGATGGTAACAAGGTTGTTGGAACTGCATCTGATGAGAAAGGTGCAAAGTCAATCATTTCAACTTCTCAACTTCCCCCAATGAAAATCAAAGACAAAAAGACTTTGAAGATTGTTAAGGTGAAGAAGAAACAAATGATTGGGTATCCAATCAAAGAAGAAGAGGGTGAACCTCAAAAACCAGATTCTGCCAAGGCGGTAGACCAGATGCGAGATGACAAAAAGAAAACTCGTATCGCTCAGTTGCAATTGCAAATCGCAAAGGCACAAGAAACTATTAACAAACTAAACGCACAGGAGAAACCAAAAGATGCCTAAGTATCTAAAAACCAAACCTGGCAGTCTAGAAAGTGCTGTGTTGGAGGCAGTTTCTCCAGCGCAACAGGCTGCTATCGCAATTGCGAAAAAAGAAAAAGGTGAAAAACCTAAGAACGAAGAAAAAGTAGAATGTCCTAAGTGTAAAGGCGAAGGATGTGACCATTGTGACAACAAAGGTTATCACATGGCAGAAGCAAAGTTGGAAGAGAAACCAGCAGACCTTCTTGTTCTACAGTTCAGAAGTTCTAGTGACGCTGCAAAAGCATACAAAGTTCTTACACAGAGAGTTGCTGGAAATATGGTGCCTTACGAAGATGCATACGATGAGGGTGACGAACTCGTAATCGAATTCCCAGATGATGCAGACAAGTTGATGAAGGACATGAAGTCTAAAGGTGCTCCATCATTTAAGGTTCTTGAAAGAGAAGGATATTCTGACTTTGCAAAAAAGAAAAATGAAGAGTTGACTGCAAAACAGAAGAAAATCGACATGAACAAAGATGGTAAAATCACTGGTGATGATCTTGCAAAACTAAGAGCAAAAGGTGCTAAGAAAGAAGAAGTTAAAGAAGAACTTTCTCTTGCTGAACTTGCTGCAAAACATATCACTGATATGTGGAAAGAATCTGCTGGTAAAAAGAAAGTCGAAGAAAACGATGACGAATCAAAGGCAGACAAAAAGACTATGACAGGGAAACCTGTTTCTAAAGTAGAAGTGTCACCAGACGCAGATGAGGATAAGTAATGAAAACTCTTGTGGAACTCACAAAAATAAACGAAGACGAGCTTCCACAGATTTACTGTGACATGGACATGGTTCTTTGTGACTTTATCGGTGGGTATCAAAAACTAACTGGTAAAGATTTTGCAAAGACAGACAAGGAAGAAAGGTGGGAAGAAATCAAAAGTAAAAAAGATTTCTGGCACACCTTGCCTTGGATGCCAGGCGCACAGAGAATGTGGGGTTTGATTAACAAATATAATGCAAATATTCTATCTGCATATTCTACTCGTGATCCGAATTGTCGCCCAGGCAAGAAAGCATGGTTGAAGAAGAACGCCAATCCTAGAGGAACGGTATATCTTGTTCAACGGGCCGACAAACAACGGTATGCCACAAATAATGGTAAACCAAATCTATTGATTGATGATTACATCAAAAATATTAAAGAATGGGAAGCAAAGGGTGGAATTGGTATTCATCATACTAGTCCATCAAACACTATATCTCAATTGAAGAGATATGGATTTAGATAAATAGAACATAACAAACCTTTTAAGGAGAAACTAAAATGGCACTATGGGGAACAGTTGACCAAGCTGCTGACAAACCAAAGTATTTGACTACCGCTGAAAAAACTGCTGTTGCTGGAATTTCAGAAGCAGAAGCACAGATTCAAGGTAACAAAGACAAAGGTGTTGCACACGCTGGTTGGGTAACAAACAACACATATACTGATTCATCTGGTAGAACTCGTAACAAGACTGAAGTTCTTGTTGCTATGTCTTCTATCACTGGTGATGATAACACTGATGATACAACAATCGGTGCAGATGTATAATATATAATATAAGAGGATATTATGTCTAAAAATGAAAAGACACTTAGTGTCGGTGACATTGAGAAAAAGAAAACGGAACTGGAAACTGACCTAGAGAAAATTCAAAGTCAGATTCAGAACCTAGATAAAATGAGAGTGCAGCTTACCGCACAAGGAAACGCCATCAATGGTGCAATCCAACAATGCGATTTGTTTCTGCAACAACTTGAGGCGAATCCCGCCAGTAGCATTCCCTCGCAAGACGATAATCCTGCCCTAAAAGCAGTATTGAGTTGAGGGTTTTAACAATTAGGAGAAACTAAAATGGCAGATAAAAAGATTACTGCACTTACTGATTTGGGTAACGCAATCGCTGGTGAAGATCTTCTTCATGTGATTGATGATCCAAGTGGCAACCCTGTAAATAAAAAGATTTCGGTTGCAAACTTTTTCAACAACATTCCAACATATATCGCACTAGATGATACTGTTCAAGTTGTTGATACAACAACAGAGGCAGTTAATGTTACTGCATCTATCAGTCACATTGACACGGTTACTGCTGGTGGTGCTCATGCGGGCGCTATTGCAGACGGAACTAATGGACAAATCAAAATCATCACAATGATTGCTGATGGTGGGGATTCTGTCGTAACACCTACTAATATGGCGGGTGGAACTTCAATTACATTTGATGATGTTGGCGACTCTGCAACACTTCTGTTTACCAATTCTAATTGGGTTGTAATTGGTTCTAACGGCATTACAATCAATCCATAAGGAGTAATGATATGACTGTAAGATATGGTGCAAACGGTATGCCAATGAAGAAAAAAGAAAAACCAGAAGCTCTACAAGAAATTCTAGAAGTAAACCCAAATGTGGTTGAAGAGGAAGAAGTTGTAGAGGAAGAGAATCTTTCTTCTGATTGGATTACGGAAGAGGAAGAAGAATAATGAAAACTTTTAATAAGTATATTGCTGAAAAAGCAACAGACGCTGGTTATCCAGTTGATGGTTCTGATTTCTCCAACGATCTTGCCAAACCAGAAACTATTCAAAGAATCAATGCATTTCTAGGTGCGATGGGTAACATGGAATATCTTGTTCCAGAACACGCATTGAATAAGATGCAAGAGAAACTAGGTAGACTTTCTATTTCTTTCGATATGCCAGACCTAAGTGAAGAAGGTGGAACAATGTCTGTTCCTCTAACACAGTTTGGTGGAAGAACTGGTAAAGACGAAACTGGAGAAGATGTGAACGATGACGGTATCTCTCATAGAGTTGAGGGTGGATTGTCTCTACAGATTATGCACGAACCGACTGCAAAAGGAACTCACTTTATCAGAGCCAAAATCGTTTAATTATAACGGTGAGGCATTATGTTTGAAAAACTAACTAACGATAATATTATAATGTTTGCTATAAAACATTATGATAATCCACAGTGTGAAGGTGAGTCTGAGTTCCATGATGATATGAAACGCTTTAAGTATATAAAGCGTTTGTTGAGAAAGTATGAAGAAACTGGTGAGTTGAAAGAAAGATTGATACTCAACCACATGATTGTGATATTTAATGTTTTTGGTGCAGATGCTGGTTCAACACTCATGTTGTTCAAAATAGAACCGAACTACTGGAGTGTTATTAAAACATTCATGAACTTCTTAGGAATGTTACCAGAAAGTGAACTAAATGACATTGAAGAAGATGAAAAAGTCAAAAAGGTATTAGAGAAACTATAATGGGAAGAGCGATTGACTTATTTGTTACATACCGATTTATCAGACTGTTGACAACACCGTTTGTCGATAGTGATGCCTACAAGATGGGTATTATTGATGAAAAGGGTAAAAGAACAGATAAACAACTTACAACATCAAAAGAGAAGAACGCATATACCGTTCTACACAAACTCGTATTCAATATCAAAAAGATTTTTGGTAAGGTGCCTGGTTTAAGAACAAAACTAGGGACATACGCTGCAGCCCTGTTTCTACTAAAAGACACATTCAAAGAACATATCGAAGATCCAGATATGTTTGAAAAAGAGTTTCTAAAGTATCTCAAAGAAAACAACATCGAACTTGACGATACTATTGCAGAGGAAGTTACACTAGATAACGGTAAACTTTCTAAAGGGATTTATGTTCTGACACAGGACATTGCAACTGGTGGTGAATCTGATGATGAAATCGAAGCACTTACAGGTGATGAGGTTGAAACATTTGAAGATACTGCACCAGAAGACACTATTCTAGGAGTGGATGTATTTCCAGTTATCCATAGAAAAACCAAGCAGAAGATATTTGTTTCTGCTGAAGACATTAAAGAAATAGATATAGGGGACTTAATATGAGCGTCAAATTCGATGACATCATGAAAAAGTTTTATGATGACCCTAAGTTAGGCCTAAACAAAGTCGAAGAGGAAGCACCTACTAACAATGCTGGTAGTGGTGCAGTTTCTATGCCGCCTGATGCACAGATGGCAAAGAAAAAAAAGAAAAATCCTTACGATGGTCGAACTAGGGAAGCAAGACAGTTCTATAAGAGAATGACAGAACTGAAGGCAAAAAGAGAATCTAAACTTGCAAAGAAAGTTACGGAATCAACACTTGAAAGAGCATCAGTTCTTTCAGAAGATAATGTAGATGTTTTGAAAAAGATTGTCAAGAACAAACAAAATCAAAACATTAAGTTCAAAGACGGTAATATGAAGGTTGATTTGTTCACTGCATCTGCTGTTACACAGGTTTTCGATATGGTTAATAAATCTAACCAAGAGAAGATGCGTAAGATGTTGAACGGTAAGAAGGCAGAGTTTATGAAGATTGCTGACTTTGCATTGTCAAAGGTAAAGTAATATGGCACAGTATAGTAAGTATACCAACGCATATCTGCCACAACAGACTACTAACCATGAAGTAGTGATGATTGCAGACCAAGATGGTAACATCATCAACACTTTTGGTGCTGCGTCTAATGTGATTATTGCGGCTGGTGGACTTGCTGGTTATTCTGGTGTTCACAAATACGGTGGTGTATTTGGAACTGCACTAGCAACATTCTCAACTGTATGGACTGCGGCAGATACATCTGCAACTGCACTATACAATTGGGGGCATTCTGCTGGAACACTCTCTGTAGTTTCTACAAGTGGTTCTGATGTGACTGATGTTACTATTCAAGGACTAGATGCAAACTATGAGTTTGTAGAAGAGACATTTACGCTTACTGGAACAACACCAGTTGTTGGTGCAACATCATTCACAAGAGTGAATCGTGCATTTATGAATACTGCAACGAATGTTGGTAAGATTCAAGCATCTATTGGTGGTGTTGTTGTAACAGAGATTGGTGCTGATTTTGGACAGACATTACAGTGCTTCTATACTGTTCCTGCTGGTAAAACTGGATACATGACTAACATCAATGCATCTGCAAGTAAGAACCAATCAACAGACTTGTTCTTATTTCAAAGACCTTTCGGTGGTGCGTTTAGAGTTGCATCTACACTTTCACTGAACCAGGCGAGTCAATCAATTGAGTTTTCTGTTCCCCTAAAATTCACAGAGAAAACAGATATTGACTTGAGAGTTCAAGGTTCATCTAATGCAACAATATCTGCTGACTTTACAATTATTCTGGTGGATAACGCATAATGAAAACATTTAAGAAATTTATTGAACAGTCATACTCTGGTGTTCCCTTTGGAACATATCATCCAATTGCAGACTTGAATGCGGCCGCTGGTGACGCTCAGTTGTCAAAACAAGACTTGGATACAGTAGAGAAATATGCAGACAAACTATATAAGAGTGTAGGAATTGATGTTGAGTTCACTCGACACTTCTTGGACAGAGTGAATGATGCGAGAAACAAGAAACAGATTACTGTGGGAGAACTTATTCGTATGTTTAAGCAATCTCGTAAAATGCATGGTAAGAAAATTGCACAACTGGGCCCAGATGCTGAGGCAGTTCTAAATGATATGCAGACAGATATAAATATGCCTTTCGTCCTAAAATGGGATGGTAAGGAACTTGACTTGGTTGCAAAGACTGTTATGAGAAAACCAAACTTTGCAACTTCAAACCCAAAACTATCATTCAACTAGGAGAAAGAAATGTTTGGTAAAAAGAAGAAAAAAGCAACAAAGAAGGTAGAAGAAGTTGTAACAACAGAAGTTGTTGAAACAGTAGAACCTACTGAAGAAGTTGTGAAAACAGAACCTAAGAAACCAGTAGAAACATCTTGGAAGATTAGGGCAAAATAACATAATAAACAAGTGAGGTGAAAATTTTATGTTGAAATTTATAAAAAATCTTTTTGGTATTGGTAAGAAAGAAGAAGTTGTTAAAACTACTCCCAAGAAAAAAAGAACATATACAAGAAAGAAGAAGGTAACAAAATGAAGAATTGGGTTATCAAAAGAATCAGTGAAAGAACTACATGGGACGGTGCAGCGCTTGTCGCACTTGGTGTAGTTGTTCTGATTGCAAAACCGATTGCAGGCGCTCTGGCGTATGCTGCAATTCTATACGGTGCATGGACTATTTGGAAGGCAGAGTAAATGCTTAAAGTCTACGCATTGATTATTATTCTTGCGATATTGGGTGGTGTTGGTTATGGTGCAAAATACTATTACGACACTACCCAAAATACCATTAAGGTATTGAGAGAGAACAACGCTCAGTTAGAAGTTGCAGTGCAAACTGCTGAAGAGAGTGTTCAATCTCTACAAGACGATATTGTTAAGATGGCAGATTTGAACTTGTCATTACAACAAGATTTACAAAAGGCAGAAGCCTATAGTGATGAACTAAGAGGCAAACTAAGTAGACTTGACCTCGTAGTAGAGGCACTTAAAAATTCCAAAGTATTGGAAGGAAAAATGAATGGCGCAACAGCAAACTTGTGGCGTGACTTCATGGATGACAGCGGTAATAGTAATGAGTATCCTCTTCCTGTCTGGTTGCAGCAGTCTGATGCCGGAAACGGAAATCAAGACGGTAACGAAGATAGAGAAAACTCAGATACCGATAGTCGCCAGACCGAAGCCACTCCAACTGAATGATACTAGAGTCTTTGTAGTTACAAAAGATAACTACGAAGCGTTTGTGGAGGAGTTCACTGAAACTTATGGTGAACTTGCGTTTGTTGCTTTGAGCATGAAAGATTATGAAAATCTTGCATTAAACATTGCAGACATAAAAAGGTATCTGGAACAACAAAACGAAATTATACTATATTATGAGAAGGCGGTAACAGAAGAACCAGAAAAACCTAAAGAATAACATCTAAGGAGAGAGAGATGGACTTCATACTAGAACAACTTGTCACTTGGTGGCAATTTACCGTTGTAGGTATTCTTATTATTATAGGTTGGGCAATCAACCTTTTTGGTGTAGACAATAAAAATAAAAGAATTGGTTTTGAATATACTGAAATGCCACACATGAAACCAATCGCAATCCCAACGGCCGGTAAAGGATTTTGGGGTGCAATCTGGATGTGGTTGATGGGTTCTCGTCAATGGGAAATCGCAAAGGACTGGCACTATAAAATAGATGGTGTCGAATATGTTATTCCTAAAGGTTTCCAGTTTGATGGTGCATCTATTCCTAAGTTTCTTCATACATGGTTATCACCAGTTGGTGTCCTATTGATGGGTGGACTTGTTCATGACTATGCATACAAATATGAAACACTCAAGAAAAAAGGCAAAGGAACAATGGGCATCTTGACACAAAAGGATGCTGATGTTATATTCAGAGATATAAATATAGAACAGAATGGATTTCACTTTCTTAACTACCTTGCATATTGGGCATTGAGATTGGGTGGATTCGTTGCATGGAATGGACACCGTAAGGTAAACGCACAGGTTAAATAATGGCAACTGTAAAGACATTAGAGACAGAAGTTGAACTATTAAAAAAAGAAGTTTCTGATATGAGTAAACTTCATATTCGACTCGACAAGGCAATCGAAAAGATTGCCGATGTCTCTACTTCTTTACATACTATTATGGCCGTTCATGAAGAAAAACTAATCAGACAGGAAGAGGCATTGGACGAACAAGAGAAAAAACTTCAAGACAATATTATGGAGTTGCATTCTCGTATTACGACTAATGCGAAGGAAACATCTCAACATATGTCAGAGATGGAACGAAGACTTGTCGATGCAATGAATGAACATAACCGTAAGGAAACGGAACAGTTCATGAAGTTGCGTGAAGAATTAACAACCAGAGTAGGCATACTGGAAAAATGGCGTCATGTTATCATTGGTGGCGCTATTGTTGTTGGATTTATCCTACAAAAACTCCCTATTTGGAGTTGAATAAATCTATTGACTTTTGAGGTGAAATACTATATTATGAGAAACAATGAATTACATCGACACAAAATACATATCCCTAATCAGTCCTAGACTCAGAAACTTCACCAAGAAAGGTGATTATCTGTGGAACTTCTCGTGTCCATTTTGTGGTGACTCACAAAAGAACCGTAAGAAGGCTCGGGGGTTTATCTATAGAACAAAGAATGACCTTTTCTATAAGTGTCATAATTGTTCTCATGGAACAACTCTATCCAAAGTAATAGAGTTTGTCGATGCATCTCTCTATAAAGAATATATTATGGAGAGATATAAAGAAGGACTGACATCAAATGGACAGGGAGACAGAACGCCAGGTGCTTCTGTCCCCAAACCAGACTTCAAATTTGATAAACCAGAGTTCAATACTAAACCTAAATTTAGTAATCTAAAAACTTTCGATGAACTTGAAAAAAATCATCCTGCTGTCAAATTTTTATACGAAAGAGGACTGCCTAGAGAAGCCTGGAATGATATATATTTCTGTCCAAAATTTTTTGAGTTCACGAACACTTTAGTTCCGAACAAGTTTCCCACAACTGATGGGGATCACCCTAGAATGATAATACCATTCAGAAAAGAGAATGGTGACATATTTGCATATCAAGGGAGAGCATTCGGTAGTGAACCTCAAAAATATATCACTATTATATTGGACAAAGACCATCCAAAGATTTTTGGTCTGGATAGGGTTGACCCTTCTCGTTTACTTTATGTCGTGGAGGGGCCTTTTGATAGTCTTTTCTTGGAGAATTCTATCGCAGTTGCTCAAAGTGATTTGCGAGTTCCTCAATACAAAGATAAAGTTGTTCTTGTCCCAGACAACGAACCAAGAAACAAAGAAGTGTGTAAACAGATAGAACGGTGTATCACTGAAGGATACTCAGTTGTAGTCTGGCCGAAAGGAACACAAGAGAAAGATATAAATGATATGGTTCTTGCTGGAAAGTCTTCAGCAGAGATCATGACTATTATACATAGTAACACCCATCGGGGATTACAAGCACAAACCGTTTTCAATTCGTGGAAACGGACATAAACAGAAGAAACAAATTAGGAGAAAATCTATGAGCCTTGCAGAAGTTATCCATTTCGCAAAGGCTGAGGAAGAGTCTGGTCAAGATTTCCTCGGCATTAAAATTGACAAAAGTAAAGACAAAGAATTATCAGAACAAGCATATAAACTTCTCAAGGACTATTATTGTAACGACAATGAAGATTCCCCTCAACAGGCATTCGCTCGTGCAGCAGTAGCATACTCAGACGGTGATTTGGGACTTGCACAGCGTATCTATGATGCAGTATCAAAAGGGTGGTTCATGTATGCATCACCTGTATTGTCTAATGCACCTATGCCTGGACAAAAAGTAAAAGCACTTCCTATTTCGTGTTTCCTAACATATGTTCCAGATTCACTTGAAGGACTAATCGACCACTCTGCTGAGTTGCGTTGGTTATCTGTTAAAGGTGGTGGTGTTGGTGGACACTGGAGTAGTGTTCGTGCAATCTCTGACAAGGCGCCAGGGCCTATGCCTTTCCTACACACTGTTGATGCAGATATGACTGCTTACCGTCAAGGTAAAACTCGTAAGGGTTCTTATGCGGCATACATGGATGTATCACACCCAGACATCATTGAGTTCCTCAACATGAGAGTTCCAACTGGTGATGTAAACCGTAAGAACCTAAACCTACACCATGCAATCAATATCACTGATGATTTTATGCGTGCTGTAGAAAGAGGTGAGATGTGGGATTTGAAAGACCCTAATGATGATACTGTTCGTGATTCAATGCCTGCAAGAACTCTATGGCAACAAATTTTAGAAGTTCGCTACAGAACTGGTGAACCATATCTTAACTTCATTGATACTGCTAATCGTGCATTACCACACACAATGAAGGCAAAGGGTTTGAAGATTCATGGTTCTAATCTATGTAATGAAATCCATCTACCAACTTCAGATGACAGAACTGCTGTATGTTGTCTTTCATCTGTAAACCTAGAAAAGTTTGATGAATGGAAAGACACGACTCTTATTCGTGATTTGATTCGTTTCTTGGACAATGTTCTACAGGTTTTCATTGATAATGCTGGTGATGAAATTTCTCGTGCAAGATATAGTGCAACACAAGAAAGAAGTCTTGGTCTAGGTGCTATGGGGTGGCATTCACTATTACACCAGAAGAGAATCCCTTTTGACTCATGGGAGGCAAGAGAACTAAATCACAGGGTGTTTAGGTTTATCAAAGAAGAAGCAGTGAAAGAATCAAACACTATGGGATTAGAAAGAGGTGAGGCTCCAGATATGCAAGGAACTGGTAGACGCAATGCACACCTACTTGCAATCGCTCCTAACGCAAACAGTTCTATTATTGTTTCAACTTCACCATCTATTGAACCGTCAAAGGCGAATGCATATACACACAGAACTCGTGCTGGTTCTCATTTGGTGAAGAATAAATACCTTGAAGAAGAACTAGAAAAACTAGGAAAGAACACACAAGATGTTTGGTCGGATATTATCACTAACGGCGGATCTGTCCAACACCTCGACTTCCTATCGCAAGAAATCAAAGATGTTTTCAAAACAGCGATTGAACTCGATCAAATGGTGTTGGTGGAACAAGCAGCAGACAGACAAGAATACCTCTGTCAAGGACAATCACTAAATCTATTTTTCCCTGCTGGTGCAGAAAAGAAAGACTTGCATCGTGCCCACTTTGCCGCATGGAAATTGGGAACGAAGGGATTGTATTACCTTAGAACAGAGACATCACAAAGAGCAGAAAATGTTGCAAAGAAAGTAACAAGAGAAGCTCTTGCAGATTTTGAAACACAAACAATGGAAGCACAATCACAAGACGAATGTGTTGCCTGTCAAGGATAGAGGAAGAGAAATGAAAGTAGAAATTTACAGTAAATCACATTGTCCATTTTGTGACAAAGCAAAGAAATGGTTTAACGATCATGGATATGAGTTCACAGAATATAAACTAGATAATGAAGAAGAGAGAATGGCATTCTATCAAAAAGTGCCAGGCGCTCGTTCTGTTCCTCAAATCTTTATTGACGATAAGTTGATTGGCACATACGACCAGTTCATGGCAGTATCAGAGCAGTTTGTAAAGAAAAAAGGTGGTGGGTTGATGGTTTTCTCAGAAACCTACAAACCATTCCACTATCCTTGGGCTGTTGAAATCACAACAAGACATGAGAAAGTTCACTGGATTGAAGATGAACTTGACTTGTCTGAAGATGTTGCTGATTGGAAGTCTGGTAAAGTTAGTGCAATTGAGAAAGAGTATATTACGAACATACTTAGACTATTCACACAGTCAGATGTTGCAGTTGGACAGAACTATTATGACCAACTTATTCCTAAGTTTAAGAATAATGAAGTAAGAAATATGCTTGGTTCATTTGCAAACAGAGAAGCGATTCACCAGCGTGCATATGCACTTCTAAACGAAACACTTGGACTATCTGATGCAGAATATCATGCGTTTCTAGAATACACAGAGATGGCAGACAAGATTGACTTTATGATGGATAGTGATCCTAATACAGTCAAAGGACTTGCACTTGCGATGGCAAAGTCTGTGATGAATGAGGGTATCGCTCTCTTTGCATCATTTGTCATGCTTCTCAACTTCCAGCGTTTCGGTAAGATGAAGGGTATGGGTAAAGTTGTTGAGTGGAGTATTCGTGACGAATCTATTCATGTGGAAGGTATTGCAAAACTCTTTAAGGCATATTGTGCAGAACATCCGAAGATTGTGAACGATGAGTTCAAGGCAACAATCTATGAGATGGCAAGACAGGCAGTTAAACTTGAAGATGCATTTGTCGACCTTGCATATAAACTTGGTGATATTGAAGGACTAGAAGAAAAAGAAGTCAAACAATATGTTAGATATATAACAGACAGAAGGTTGATTCAACTAGGACTAAAAGGTAACTACAAAGTAAAAGACAATCCCCTACCATGGCTTGAGTGGGTTCTTAATGGTGCAGACCATACGAACTTCTTTGAAAATCGTGTAACCGAATATGAGGTTGCTGGACTTAGTGGAAAGTGGGACGATGTATACGAAACAGAAGCGGCATGAGAAAAATATTACAATGTGAAGATTGTGAAGCATCTTTTGAGATAAAACATGATATGGAAGAGCGATACTACAAAGTATCGTTCTGTCCATTCTGTGCAACCGAAATTACACTAGAAGATGATTTAGAGGATGAAGAGGATGAGTGGGAAGGGTAGTAAACCAAGACCTATAAATAATCGTGAGCAATTTGAATCCAATTGGGATCGAATATTTGGGATGAAAAATAATGAAGACGCAAAGCGCAAAAGCGAAAGGCAGGAGACTGCAACAGTGGGTAAGAGACAAACTAGTTGAAGAACTAGATGTTCACCCAGAAGACATCGAATCTCGTTCTATGGGTGCTGGTGGTGAAGACTTGATTATGGCACGAGCCGCAAGAGAGAAGTTTCCATATTCCATTGAATGTAAAAATGTTGAAAAACTTAATGTTTGGGAAGCGTATTCTCAAGCAGAATCCAACAGTGGAGATTATGAACCAATTGTTGTGATGAAGAAAAACAACAAGAAACCACTTGTTGTTGTAGATGCTGAATATTTTATGAGGTTACATAATGGAACAGATTAAACAGAAATATGTTGAACAATATAAGCAATATCATAATTCTGGTTGGGGTGATGGTGTATCTTATCCAGCACAACACAAACATATTGTTGAGTTAATTGCTGACACACAATCTAAAAGTGTTTTAGATTATGGATGTGGAAAGGCACAACAATACAAGAAGTTGGGACTTCATAATGATTGGGGTTTCATGCCTTCACTTTATGACCCATCCATTCCAGAGTTTGAAAAGTTACCAGAACAAAATTTTGATGGTATCTATTCTACTGATGTAATGGAACATATTCCAGAGTCAGTTATTCCAGAAGTCTTTGACTATATCTTCAGTCATGCAAACAAGTTTGTATTCTTGGGAATCTGCACACGGCCTGCAATCGCAGTTCTACCTAATGGTGAGAATGCACATTGCACTGTCAAACCAATAGAATGGTGGGCAGATAAAATAAACGAACACAATCCAAATAAAATCTACACACACTTGAAATGTTATGGTAACAGTAATGGTTATATGGCAATAAATCCAGAATCCAATATTCGCAAGAATTGGGATTAGTGCGATTTTGGAAAAGCAGTTATGCCAAAAAAACATTGCAGTGCAACAAAAAAGACAGTGTTACTGACATAAATAAAAGTGTAAATCCCCCGAAGGAGAAATACAATGTGGCCTTACACAGATGAGGAATGGGAAGCTTTGAGCGACCCGAAATCAAACAATTAACTAGGGATGTTTTTGCATCCCTTTAGTCTTTTATGGAGTATGAAATAAAATGTCAAAATGGTTTGCAAAACTGTTTCAAACGAAAACAAAACACACTGATATTGTAAGATTTATCAGAACAGAGTATCACAAAGATACGAAACATCTTAACGATGAAGATGTTTTAGCATATTATGAATACATCACACATACAAAAAGGAGAATATGATGTCTATTGGTTTAACACTCAGAGTTGCTTACAAAGAGACTTGTGAGATTTGCGACAAAATCGCTCACCTATCATCCGTAATTTTTGATAAGATAATTACAACTTTTGAAATTATGGGTGCTTCTCGTGCGGCAAGTCAACTTGCACAGATGGGATACTACGAAGAAGCAAAACACCTTATGCTAGAGGTTGCAAAGAAGAAATGAAAAGTATCCTTACTTTCTTTGCTGATTTGTTCATCATGGATTCTTACACCAGACAACGCAGGCGGGAAGAGGCATATCTTGCCCAGTCCACTGACCATGCAGATTTGGAGAGAAGACAGAGAGAACTCCAACGAAAAGGTTATCTAATATAATCACCCCAATCGGGACTATAATCCCATTTTTATCTAAAAAATAGTAATATATTCCCTATCGGGACGAAAAAGCCCTTGATTTTCAAGGGTTTTTTTAAGCCATTTTTTTGTAAAAAGTGCTTGACAAACTTGTTATGATAACATATACTGTATATAGAAATTGAGAGAAAGGATAAATTATGACTCAAATCGTTTCAAATGTTGATGAAATCGTTTCAGAAATCTGTGATTTCGTTTCATATGTAGATTCATTCTACAATGCAAAATCTGGTATCTACCCAATTAAAGGTATGACTAACAGAATGGTTTTGAATGCTACTAAGAAATACATTGCATCTCTAAACGATGAAATGACATGGGGTGGTGGTGACTCACTTGACAGAGAAAGAGTTAGAGACATCATTCTTAAAGACAACAGCCTAGAGTGGATTAACTAAGGAGAATATTATGGGTTATTTTTACCAAGATTGGAAAGAGAAAAAGATGTTTGTTGAAAATGCAGACGGACAGTTCGTAATGAACTTTGGTGAGGCAGAGAAGTCAATGATTGAGAATCTTGAAAATGCTATCATCAATATCACAGAGGGTGCCTCTGATGAGAAACGAATGGGTATTGGATACATGGAGTATCTTGCCGACTGCCTGAAAAAAGGTAAACTTGAAGTTAAGTGGAACATTAGTTAGGAGAATATTATGGGTTTATTAGTCAATGTATATAAGAACGGCAAGTATGATTGCACAAACGGTGGTGTTTCATCTAGGAACATCAAAGGACTTTGTTTGACAAATGTGGATGGGCCTTTCGACCCATGTGATGAATATCCTGCCGCAAAGTTGGTAAAACAGACTTTTGGTTTTGGTTCTTCTGTAAAGGTTATTCCAGAGGAAGCAGAAGGTAAGATGACTATGATGGGCGGTAACTATGCTGCAACATCTGATAGTCGGTTCAGTGAAAAGGTAAAAGAGATGCTTGGACATCACTTTTATGGTGCTGTTCCTATCCATGATCGAGTGGAATAAAAATGGCAAAAGTGCTTGACATTGTTGTTTTAATAACATATAATGTAAGTATAGTGAGAAATGAGGTGAAATTATGAATGACTTAGTTAAACATATCGAGGCAATCAATGCCAAAACCCAAGAGTGGATTGATGCAAATCCAGGCAGTTGGGCTGGTATGATTACTACCGATCTGGAACACTGGAAAGAGTATGGTATTACCACTCCTGCTCAGTATGATCGTCATATGCTAGAAATGTCTGTGTATGAAACACACAAGGATGCATATGGTGTGAAAGGTCGTCATTATGATTTCGACAACATGACTGACGAAGAACTCCAAGAGGAGTATGAACATCTTTGTAAAGTCGCTAACGAAGAGTATGAAAGGGAACAGAAGTTCTACTCTGAACAGGTAGAAGAGTTCAAAGAACTTGTTCAGAAAACTATCGACTTGGGTGCTGGTGATGAAGAAACTGCACTGCGTTGGTTGACTGCTGGACAAGAGTTCTACCACATACAAGATGTGGAAGGTTGGGTTTATGACTACAATATTCTGTTTACAGAGTATGGTAGGGAACTTGTGAAGAAGTTGGAAAATATTGTAACTTATAAAGAATGGAAGGATGCTGCATAATGAATGATGTGATTCGTGATATTGAGGTTCTTGAGAATCTTGTGATTGCAATGAACGAAGGTGCTTCTGATGAGAAGTATGCTGCTCTGTGGGCAGTTGAAAAACTTCTCATTGAAAAGAAGGACATAGTTCGTAAATTTGAATATGAAATGGAAAAGGAGATGGCAAATGATACGCAAGAAATTGCCGCCTAGTGAAATCGTTATAGATATAACAGGGCCTCAAGGTAATGCATTTTGCCTTTTGGGATATGCAAAAGACTTTGCAAAACAATTAGGTTTGGATTACGACCAAATCAATACTGAAATGACTTCTGGTGACTATGAAAACCTTCTGTCAGTATTCGATAAATACTTTGGTGACTATGTAATCCTAGAGAGGTAATCAAAAAATGACACCAATAGAGCACTCAATTGTTGCAACATTGTGTCTTGCCGCTTTCTACTACTTTGGAAGATGGCAGGGTTCAAGGGTCAAAGTAGAGGATGCTATCGAAGCAACCTTAAATATGTTAGAAAAGAATAACTTCATCAAAGTAAAGACTGATGAAAAAAATGGCGAAAAAACGCTAATTCCGCTTGACAAGTAGATAATGGTGTAGTATATTAAGAAGTAATGTGTGAGAAAGAGGAATGAAAATTGTGATTTATGAAACTTTAGAAGAGGCAATCGGTGCCGCAAAACTAATGTGTGAAGTTCTAGAAACCTATGTGAAGATTACAAAATGTGAAGGTGGGTTTGAACTTTTTGGAAGTGGTGAATTTATTATGGAAGTGAAGGAGTAAAAATGAAAAAGATGATGTTTGGTGTAGCACTTGCATCTCTAATTGCAGGCCCTGTGTTTGCGGCAGAGAATGTTAAAGTGACAGACTACACAAAATCAATTACTAAACAAATCCCACATACTGAAACTGTGTGTCAGATGGTAGATGTTCCTATCTACGGTAAACACGACAAGACAGGGGATATTCTTGGTGGTGCTATCATTGGTGGTATCATTGGAAACAATGTTGGTAATGGAAAGAACAATGGTGCTGCTGGTGCAGTAATCGGTGGACTGTTGGGTAATGCTCATGGTGATAATCGAAATGGAAACATTGTAGGGTATCGTCAAGAACAGAGATGTTCTAATAACACTACATATACTTCAGAAACATATGAAGTGTATTCTCATAGTGTTATTGAGTTTTTTGAGGACGGGCGATTTTATCGTCTGAAATTTAACAAAAATTAGTTGGGTTAAGGAATCTGCCCTTAGCTCAGCTGGATAGAGCAACGGCCTTCTAAGCCGTGGGTCGGGGGTTCGACTCCCTCAGGGCAGGCCAACTAACTATGAGGATATAATGAGGTATAATAAGTATAATAATAAAAGACAATATAAACCGAAGTCAGAGTTCCCACAGGGATTGACTGTTACGGTTCGTGATGGTGATGTGAATAAGGCATTAAGAGTATTGAAAAAGAAACTCGTTAAAGATGGGTTTTTTCAAGAATTGCGTGAAAGATCTTTTTACGAAAGTAAAGGAACAAAACGCAGAAAGGCAAAGGCTGCTGCAACTCGTAGATACAAAAGAAAGATGCAGAAGCGTAAAGAAGAACTTGGTTACTAATTAAATGGTGATGAAATGGCAAGACGAAATGTTAGAATTGAAAGTGACAACACGATTCCTAAGCCTAGGAAGCGTAGGAAACCAATGTCAGAAGAGCAGAAGAAGGCCGCTGCAGAGCGTCTTGCCAAGGCTCGTGAAAAACGACTAAAAGAAAATCCCCCAGAATACAAATCAATTCACCCAGATGTTCTTGCAAAAGGTGACGATCATGCATGGTCACATAAGAAAGTTAAAGAGTGGATTAAGACACAAAAAGGACTTGCGGCCGCAGAACGGGCTGCCGCACGAAAGAATGTAAAAGGTGCATTGGCAAAACAACTCCAACATGAAGGGTATGTTCGTAACATGGAAACATACCTTAGAACAGGAACTTGGTTGGATATGTTTTGGGGTGAATACCAACAACACAGAGTGAAGAATGTATGTCTAGTCATGGCATACCATGAAGATGGAACTCCTAAACGCAATGTTGGAACTTGGTATCCAGACATTCAGTGTGAATGGACACGAGAAATGGAAGAGGAAGATGGATACTATGCCAGACGAAAAGGGTAAAATTATTCAGTTCCCTAAAAAGGCAAAACCTCAAAAGGAAATTGTAATAGATAATTCTGAAATGGAATTGCGTGAAGCAGTTATGTTTGCAGAACATCTTACAGAAGGATTAGTAGTCAACCTAATTCATAACTTGAATGAAAATGGTGTGTCTACAAATAAGACAGAATTTATTAGAGATGTCGGTTTTCTGATTGAACTAGTTAAATCTACAATTTACAGAGATATGGATATGGAACATCCTATGCAAGACATTGTGGATTTATTTGTTTCAACAACAAAAGAAGATGGACAGTTGATAACTAGAATTGATATGGAGATGATGGAAGATTTAATCCAGAAAACTCTAGAAGAATAACGCTGGTTTAGCTCAGTTGGTAGAGCAGGGGTTTTGTAAACCTCAGGCCGGGAGTTCGAGTCTCTCAACCAGCACCAGAAAAAGGATACATTTATGTGGGTATTAGTGACAATTCAATTGATATGGGGTTCAACAAATCCTACAGTGGATGCTGAAGTATACGGTAAATATTACAGTATGAATGAATGTATGCTAAAACGAGAAAGGGTTATAAGGAATATGGGTAGAACAAATGGTTTCCCGCCTCCTAATAATCAGTTGGTGTGTATAAAGGCACAAAGAAAGAAATGAATTATGCGGGCATCGTATAATGGTATTACCTCAGATTTCCAATCTGATGACAGGAGTTCGATTCTCCTTGCCCGCTCCAAGTTTATGCGAGTGGAGTCGCCATCGGCCGTAGACTTCACTCGCTCCAAAAATCTATTGACATTCATGTGAATATAGACTAATATATAATACTATGAAAAATAAGGTGACAATACAATGATACTAGTTGATATGAACCAAGTCACTATCAGTAATTTGATGATGCAAATTGGTTCACGAAAAAATGATGTCGATGAAGATTTGGTTCGTCACATGGTTCTTAATTCACTTAGAATGTATCGTTCTAGGTTTTATGAAGAATATGGTGAATTGGTTCTTTGTTATGACAGCAAAAAATATTGGAGAAGAGAATACTTCCCCAATTATAAATCTAATCGAAAGAAAGATAGAGAAGCATCTGGACTCGATTGGGCTACAATCTTTGAAACTCTAAATAATATTAGAGATGAGATAAGAGACAATTTTCCCTATAAAGTATTAGAAGTAGAGGGTGCAGAAGCAGATGATTGCATTGCAGCAATTATCGAACATATTTCTGTAACACCATCAGAATACGAAAATGTCTTAGTTCTCTCTGGTGACAAGGACTTTATACAGTTGCAGAAACACAACTTTGTAAAACAGTATAGTCCAGTTCAGAAGAAATTTGTAAACGGACAAGATCCTCATATATATATTAAAGAGCACATATTGAAGGGCGACAGGAGTGATGGTATTCCTAACTTCTTATCGTCTGACAATACATTTGTAGATGAGTTGCGTCAGAAACCGCTTACAAAGAAGAAACTGGAAACTTGGAAAGACCTTGAACCAGAAGATTTTTGTAGTGAGGAGATGTTGCGAAACTATCAACGCAATAAAACTTTGATTGATTTGGATTGTATTCCAAGTGACTTGAAGGGTAAGATTCTAGAGGAATATCAGAATCCCCCAAAAGGTGAAAGATCAAAACTACTAAATTATTTTATAAAAAAGAGATTGAGAAATCTCATGAATGACATTGGAGACTTTTAATATGGCAAAAGACACCTATACACCTCTACTTTCTGAGGTTCTAAAGAAAGTGCATAACGCAAAGACTAAAGACAAAAAGGTCGAACTGCTCAAGCAGTATGATTGTGAACCGCTTCGTATGGTAATCAAATCATCATTCGACCCAAATATCGTTTGGTTGATTCCAGCGGGTGATGTTCCTTATACACCAAATGAGGCAGAAGAAGGAACTGAACATACTATGCTTCGTAGAGAAGCAAAAAAACTATACCGTTTTATCAAAGGCGGTGATGATACTCTTCCACAGTTCAAAAGAGAAAATCTCTTTATTGCAATACTGGAAGGCCTACATTCATCTGAGGCACAACTACTTGTTGATGCTAAAGACAAGAAACTTCACCAAGTGTATAAAGGACTATCTGAAAATGTAGTCAAGGAAGCATTTGGTTGGAACGATAATTATCTAAGGAGTTAATATGAAAGAAAATTATCAACATTGTTTGGAAATGATACTTCACCATGAAGGTGGGTATGTAAACCATCCAAAAGACCCTGGCGGCGAAACCAATCTTGGAGTCACTAAAAGAGTCTATGAGGAATGGGGTGGAACTAAAGACATGAAAGACCTAACGGTTGAGGATGTCGCACCTATCTATGAAAAGAACTATTGGGGAAGGGTAAAAGGCGATGAACTACCTAGTGGTTTGGATCTGTGTGTGTTCGATTTCGGTGTTAATGCTGGCACTGGGCGAGCCGCTAAGTATCTACAAAATCTTGTTGGTGCCGGTGCTGATGGTGCTATTGGCCCTAACACTTTACGACAGGTAAATGAATATGTCGAAGAGAATGGTTTGGAAGAAACCATCAAGGCGTATCAAGATGCTCGACAAGGATACTATGAGCAACTTTCCACATTTGAAACCTTTGGTCGTGGTTGGACTCGCAGAGTTAAAGAAACCACAGAAGAGGCACTAAAAATGTGTTGACATTTAGTGTCCTTTCGGATACTATAAAAGAATGGTGAGGGCAACACCTCTCTCTCAACTCTCTCTCAAGTTGTTCTCACCATACCCTTTGAAGCCCTGTAAATCGTTGATTTTACAGGGCTTTTTTTTTAGCAAAAAGTGCTTGACATACTTGTTTTAATAACATATAATATAAGTATAGTTTGAGAAATGAGGTGTTTTTATGAACATTATTGAAGTCACTGGTGGAAATCGTTTTCAGAGAGAAATCGCTGAAAAGACTATCTACGAAATGATTTCGGCTCTACTCCCTCGTGTTCGCACTTTGGAGATTGTAGTTGAGATTAAAAAACTAACTGGTGATGCAGTTGGTTGGTGTATGATGGAAGATACCAACAAAGAGTTCACAATCGAAGTGAGTAAAGACCTAACCCTTAAAGATTTTGTAACCACACTGTGTCATGAGATGGTTCATGTTAAGCAGTATTATCGCAAAGAAACTTGTGGTTATGGTGAAATCTGGAAGGGTAGAAAAGTCGACCCTAAGACTGCATACTACGACTTGCCTTGGGAAAAGGAAGCATATCGTATGCAAGACAAACTTGCTCAGTTAGTATGGGATGCTGATATTTTATGATCAATCAAGAAATAAGAAATAGAATTAAATTGTCAGTCGCTGCATATGCATATGAAATGGAAAATGATTCTATTATGAGTGATGCAGACTTTGATAGTCTTTGTAGAGAAATAAAGGTGAATGAGTCTACAGGCAATGAAAAGATGGATAATTTCTTCAAGACAGAATTCAATCCTTCTACTGGCCAGTGGATACACAAACATCCAGAGTTAGATAAAATAAAAATAATTTACAACAAATATTACAAAAGTGCTTGACAGGGTATTGACAATTTGATAATATTGCTATGTAAGTTGAGAGAAAGAGGTAAATTATGATTCTATACGGTAAGAAATTTGAAGTTCAGTTGTGGAACTGGTTGGAAGAAAAACTTGAAACCGCCACTGCTGAAGTTATTGACCAATTGGATGGGCCTTACAATGAAGACTTTGTAACAGTCCAATACTCTGATGGTGCAGTTAAAGATATGTCTATCAGTTCTTTCGTAAAACAAATCGTGAAGGAGATTATATAATGAAAACGAAACAAGTCGCAGTTATTCATACTGCATTTGAGGATTCGCCACGCACTGTTGCGTTTGTGGATGTTCCCGAAACTTTTACTACGAATGATGCTCTTGAGTATGCATATCGTAAAACCAATAACATCGAAGGTTCTTGGAGTAAACCACAAGTCTTTGAGTTTGATGGACAGGTTGTCCAAAATCCAGACTACTCCGAAGATGTTACTGTCATGGCTCCACTAGAAGTTATTGATGGTAAAGAATACGGATTGCGTTCTACTTCTGTTGGTGACCAAATGTTGTTTGGAACTAAGAAGTATAAAGTTGCTGGATTTGGTTTTGAGGAGATTGTGTAATGAGTTGTTCTCAGAACGAAATTGTAAAGGAACAGATCATGGATGAGGTTTTGTCCATGACTGTTGAGGAATTCCAAAATGCTTTAGATGCGAATAAGGTTGTTGGTTTCAATCCAATCATCGACAATGGAATCTCATCTCTAGTAGAAACACTATTTGAACAAAGGAGTATATAATGGGAAAAGTGAGTGCAATGCTTATGGATGTCGAAGAATTTGTCTACGACTTCTATGACAAAGATGGACAATTGACAGAAACATATCCTGTCATTATTGCAAAGGCAAAAGAAAAGTTTGGTATCTGTTTCGGTGAATATGCCGAAGAGGTTCTAAACGGTGTTGATGGTGAGTATGATATGAGACAGGCAGAAGCCGAGTATCATGCAGAACTTGCTTCTATGAATGAAAGGATACCGTTTTGACTTTCGCAGAAATGTTTTTATCGGGGTTCTTAGCAATATCTGACCCTGCTGGTGCATCAGAATTAACTAGAGGAGAAATGGATACTTTCAAACAAACGGAAGCACACTGTCTCGCTCTAAATATATACCATGAAGCACGAAACCAACCAAAGGTGGGACAGTTAGCGGTTGCATCTGTTACTATCAATCGTGTCAATGATGAACGATTCCCAAATACAGTTTGTGGAGTGGTTTACGAAGGCCCGTCACGACCAAGTTGGAAAGACCCTACAGTGATGATACCTATTCGTAATCGTTGTCAGTTCAGTTGGTATTGTGATGGTAAATCAGATGTTCCTAAAAATGAAAAAGAATTTGATAATATTTTGTTCTTGTCAGAACAGATTATTAGTGGTAGTATAAAGGTATTGGATGTTACTGAAGGTGCAACACACTATCATGCAGATTATGTGAAACCGGCATGGGCAGAAACCAAAACCAGAACTATTGAGATTGAAGATCATATATTTTACAGGTGGGAAAAATGAACATATTCTATCTAAACAATGACCCCAAAACTTGTGCCCAGATGCACAATGATAGTCATTGCAGTAAAATGATTATTGAGTATGCTCAGTTGATGTCTACTGCACATCGTGTATTGGACGGTGAACCATACTATGGAAAGACTGCAAACGGGCGTAAGATACAAAGATGGTTACATCCCGATCCTGTTATGGAAACAACTCTATATAAAGCATCTCATGTAAAACATCCTAGTGGTATCTGGACACGAAAATCAAAACAGAATTATATGTGGTTGTATAATATGTGGACAGAACTGAATACAGAGTTTATGTATCGTTATAACAAGAATGTGCCACATGAGAGTTTTCGTAAACTGGAAGGTGTTCTATCTAAAGCACCACATCAAATGTATGAACTTGGTTTCTGTGAACCATATCCAGCAATGCCTGATGATGTGAAATACGACTCTTCAATAAAATCGTATCATGAATACTATATAAAGTATAAACAACATCTTGCAAAATGGA